AACTGAATTGAGAACTCGATTGAATGTATTGAATGACCAAATCAGAGAATTACAATTACAAAAACAGAATTGTGATGAAAATTTGCAAAAAGTAATAAATAAAAGTCAAACAAGTTTGAAAAAATCGTCAAAATCGTCAAAATCGTCAAAGTCGTCAAAATCTTCCTCTTTGAAAACTAAAAAATATAAAAAACAAATAGAAGAATTAAAACAAGAAAAAGAGGCGTTGATACAAAAAATCCAAGAATATATACAAGAGAAAGATGATATAAGTGTCAAATTAAAAGATGATGACATTAAAAAAATGGAGGTTCAAACAGAATTACTCCACAAGTTATTAAAGAAAGAACGCGAAAAAGTTGAAAAACAAGTTTTGGAATATAATAAAGAAAAAGAGGTCCAAAAAGTAGAATACCAGAATGAAAAAGAAAGATTGTTTCAAAAAATTGCAAAATGTAATAAAGAAAAAGAGGTCCAAAAAATAGAATACCAGAATGAAAAAGAAAGATTGTTTCAAAAAATTGCAAAATGTAATAAAGAAAAAGAGGTCCAAAAAGTAGAATACCAGAATGAAAAAGAAAGATTGTTTCAAAAAATATCGGAATCAAATAGAGAAAAAACAAAATTACAAACCGAATTACAAGAAACACTACAAGAAAAACTGAATGGTGAAAATGAATTGAATCGGTGTATCAAAAATGTAAAGGTTTTGGAAACCGAATTACAAGAGAATCTAAATGGAGAATACGCCTTAAACCAATGTAGAGAAAATGTGAAAATATTGGAAGAAAAATTAGAACAAAAAATAAATGATGAAAATGAATTGAAGGCCAAATTGAATATACTCCATACGCAAATCAGTGATTTACGATATCAAAGAGAGAAATGTAATAAAGATTTTGATAATAAAGAGAAGGAATTAGATGTGTTACAAAAAAAGTGTAAATTTGATGAGGAAAAATATAAATTATTAATTAGTAAATTGGAAAATGAAAAAAACAAATTGGAAGAACAAAACGCAAAATTGGAAGAAGAAATCAATAATATGTTACAAATGATTAATGTGGATGCTGTCCAAAATGATTATGGTGTGGATGCTGTCCCATATGACGAATATGTTGATGCAGATAATATACAATATGCAAATGCAATCAATGGTAATTATGATGTCAATTTACAACGTAAATTAAATAATCTTAATAACAACAACCAGAACAACAACAACCCTACCAACCCGACCAACAACCAGAACAACAACAACAACCCTACCAACCCGACCAACAACCCTACCAACCCGACCAATAACCCTACCAACCCGACCAACAACCAGAACAACAACAACAACCCTACCAACCCGACCAACAACCCTACCAACCCGACCAACCCGACCAACAACCCAACACTCAATAATATAAGAATAAAATCTCAAAATCAAAGTCAAAATCAAAGACAAAATCAGTTCCAGGGTCAAGTCCAAAATCATTTTTTGAAAATACAAGAATGTGAAGAATCCAAAAGACAAATTATGAAAAAGATCCAAGAATTAAATTTGAAAATTGAAAATATGACAAAAATTCACAATGATAATATGAAAATCAAACAAGCCGAAATCGACCGTTTAAAATCTCAATTAGAAGCCGCAAATAAAAAGAATTCAAAAACAAAAGAATCGATTCAAAAAAAACAAAAAGAAATCAACGATTTAAAAACCAGTTTAAAACAAAAAAGTATAGACAATTCACAATTAAAGAAAAAGATTCAGAGCCAGTCAAATATATTGAATCGTTCGACGTCTTCTACTACTTCTTCCAAACATTCCAAAATTCCAACTACATTAAGAAATCCCAGAGACGTAGCTACCATTATCTCCATTTTAAAAAAATACATTGTAGATTCTCGCAATCCACAAAAACAAATTGAACCTTCCGACCAAAAATACATAAATCATATCATACAACATTCTACTCCCAAACAACTCATCGAATTATTAAATAACAATTATTACGGTTTACAACTCAATGAGATCTTATATACCGCCATAAACATCCGCATTAAAAAAAATAAATATAAATACGTGAAACTGATTTCATCACAATCCAATATTATTCCTTGGGTGCAATACGAATATGGTCATACAGTGTTGGATATTCTGTCTCGACATGTTGAAAATGAATACAATCTAAAATGTGTACAAGTACTCATAAAGAATCCACTGTTTGACATTAACAGCCAATATGAAGGACACCGACACATTACCACCCCACTTATACAAACGATCATACACAATCGGAATGAGAATACCAAATTATTATTGAATCATATGCGATGCAATATAAACCTGTGTGATTATACTGGAAAAACGGCAATGGATTATGTATTATCTGTAAAGAACACGAAACAGAAATACCGATTGTTTGAAATGTTTTTGAAAATAAACCAGGCGCGTAGAAGAACCGAGAGATTCTTCTTTTCCGATTATCGAAATATTGAGAATTTGAGTCAAGAACTAAAGGGTGTCTTTTATAAAACAGACAAGGTGTTCTTCAGTGATTTGTATCAAACGTATTATAAAGATAATCCGGCTAAATTAGAAACGTTTGAAAGGTACAAACAAACTATGAGAGGTGGTGGTGGAGGTGGTGGTGGTGGTGGTGGTAAAACTGCGCGTGTCAAACAGAGTTATTTTAAGAAAAGTGGATTGAAACCCCGCCACCGCCAAAATACTAAAAAATATCGATACAAAATATAATATGGTCCAAAACAAATATAAAGAAATCACACAATATAATATGACAAGACAAGACCGACCTTAGCTCAGTTGGTAGAGCATTTGACTGTAGTTGTCATTAATACATTTGTTATCAGATGGTCGCTGGTTCGATTCCGGCAGGTCGGAAAGTGTTTGTCATATAGATATTATTCTATATGACAAAATTGGGGGATGGGGGAGAGGGTGTGTGGGGTGTGGGGGGGAGGGCACTAAAATCGGCGTATGGCCATAATATTTGTATACGCGGAATTGTTGTATCCTCCAAAAGTAGGGTCATTATAATTGCGATTCATAGCTTGTTGGCGTTTAAATGTGATATAGTCCGATGAATCAGAGACGAATCGGGGATTACACGATGATGCAGGAACACCTTTTCCATCACAACGAGAAAGAATTGCACCTATATGACCCTGATAGAAAGGACGTGTTTTGTTGATGGCATTTGGACCACCACACACGTAGTTCTGACGAGCCAAATAATCTCCTAAATTATTTACTGCGCGAAATGGGGTAATCACGCGTTTGTATCCATTCACACCAGAATCGCCTGCATAAAGGGTGTTCCATGAACGTCTTAGAATGGTTCGTGTAGAAGCGGCATCGCCATTCTTGTAATTCGTAATCGTTTGTTTTGGCGAAATACCATTTAATTTACCTCCTAAATAGTTGTTTGACATGTTCTATTATATTATACGAGTATTTAAATCTTCGAAAAATGTATACATATGAAATCATCTTTATCCCCGTCCTCATCCCCATCCCCACCCCCAACCATAAATGCAATTGACCAACTTACATTGGAATTATTGACCAGTCGTAAACAATACAATCAATATTTGAAACAAACGGATACAAAAAAATATTTAGAACAAACGGAATTTTTGACAAAAATAAAAAGACATAAACCGAAATTAATGGAGGTCATACAGAAATTATTGGATGACCCAACACATCCATTTTCGAATGAAATTAATGATACATTTATTCCATTTGTTCGCGCCATATTCAAATACAATGAATCGGTTCAATTCATACAAGAAACTGATTATGCGGAAGACCAAGATATGCTGTTTGACAATTGCGTAGAAACCGAAGAAGATTCGCGAGAATCGTTTGATGAACCGGATAGTGGGCCGGGGCAGGGGTCTTACAGTGAAAATATGATTCAGTATAGTATGCAAATGTTTATGAACCCAAACCGTAAATTGGTCAAAAATAAATTTATGGAACGTCAAAAACAAAAACGGTTTGCAAATAAAAATAACGGAAATGAAAATAATATAGCAAGTGATTATAATGAACACTATGACTCGGAGGAACAAGAAGAAGATGTCGACGAAGAAACATAAAACACGAAATTGGCGGAATCCATTATGGAATGGTGGTGATGACGGCGGAGATGGAAACGTACAGAATTTACGCGCAGACATCGTGGAGAAAAACCCGCGAGTATATCAAGAATTGAATCGAAATATTAAAAAAACCGTCCAAAATCCAGTAACAAACAAACGTAAAATAACCCCCAAAGAAGGTGCGAAACAAAAGGCAAAACCATTTGTAGGATTAAACTGCAGTCCAACCGTGAAAGGAAAACAAGTATTAAAAGAATCCTGTTTGACAGGGTCGGTTTTGATACAGATTCGCGATGAATATAATAAAGACCATCCAACCCAAAAGATAACCACTTCGAATTATAAAAAACTCTGGATAGAATTGTATAATCGTCTTACAGAATGTCAAACAGAATCTTGTTGGTTGGAACAGATTGACGATCCGTCATTAAGAGACAAAATTAAAAACGAAATATTTGCCCCGAAACATCCAAAAGAATGGCAGAAGAATCCGAATGAATGGTTGTCCAACATTGATATTATGAAAGTGTTGAAACAATACGAACAAAAATATCCGAAATTTAAACTGTTGGGACCCAGCACGATTGATTTTGATTTGCGGCCGTCTGAAATGGGTGGCCGTTGTGTAAGTAATGATATTTGTAATATGTCTCTGAATAATTTGCGTAGACAAGGTAAAACCAAAATAGCCATCGTATTTAATTTAGACAAATATACGGGCGGAGGGACACATTGGATGTCTGCATTCATTGATTTAGATGAAAAATTCGTGTATTACTTTGATAGTGCGGCAAATCCGATTCCCAAAGAAATTAAGGTTCTAATCAATCGGTTGAAAAAGCAGGCGTTGGGTTTGCGTCCTGCGCCCATTCAATTGAAGTACTATACGAATGTTCCGAAAAACCATCAATCGTCGTCCAGCGAATGTGGAATGTATAGTCTCTTTTTCATTATTACGATGCTTACGGGAGAGACCGAATTTGACCAATCTCTGACAATACAGGAAAAATTGAATCTATTTTCGAATGCGCGCATACCAGATAAATATGTAGAGAAGTATCGTCAAAAATATTTTAACTAATCTTTATATATATGACTCGAAATCAAACAAGAAAGAAAAAACGGTCATTGTCAAAACGTAATAAAACGAAATATAGATGGCAAGGACAAGGTGGTCGCGGACGTATCGCAGACAGAGAACAAACCACCGATTTTGTGTTTTACGAACCGACTCTGAATAAAGATAGTGGATATGTCAAATACATTGTGGTCAATCAACCACCTTCTTATTTAAATATGTTTGATGCACTTTCATACCAATTTATGGAAGTAAATGAATTGTTACACGCGTTATCTCAAAATAAATCGTTGATTCCAGATTATGTGGTACACAAGAGAATTAAAACAGATAGAGCGCGGACACAAGATGAAACGAACGAAGAAAACGCACGAATTGAGAAAAAGAAGAATAAATTGAAAAAAAGATTAGAAAATTTAGAAGATCAAGAAAGGTAGGTATAGATAAAACGGCACTAACCAACCAACCAACCAACCAACCAATTGAAACACAAAAAATATATAAACCCTTTTTTATATATTTTTATATCTTTAAAATGGCCCTTTTTATTCACGAAGAAAATCAAAAATTACTGTGGGAAACCATCAATAAATCTCCATTAATAATACAGCCTATTTTTCAAACACAACCTGAAAAGAAATCCGAATGGTTCCGCGGCATTGTCAAACAGGTTTATTATTCGATTCCCGCATTCGCGAATCGTGTATTGTCTCGGGATGAATTGCAACAGTATAATCGCAGTGCCATTTCTACTATGCTGACCTCTTTGCAGATATCCAACAGGGTTCATTTGCCATCTGGCGGGGATTATCAAGTGAATCTCGGTTCGGAACGTTTGGCCGTTATGCGGGGGTCGGGGTCGGGGTCGGGATCTCCCAAAAACACCTTTACGAATAATACAAATAACCCTGTAGGACAATCCGCGGCCGCCTCGTTGACCCCCGTTGCCATTTTGAAAGAACCCATGACGGAATTTTCTCGGAATACTCTGAAAAAAGACGAATTCCAAGAACAGTTTTCGAATCGGCAAAAAGATTACGAGACCATGTTTCAAAAACCGATTCCCAAAGAAATCAATTTCGCGGAACAAATGGAAGAGGGGGTCATTACCAATATGGAAGAATTGATTCAACAACAAAAACGTCAGAGAGAAATGGAAATATCACCACAATTTACTGTAGGAGTTGCGCCGCCGGCATTACCTATTCCACCGTCACCGATACCACCACATGTTGAAACGTTGACAAAACGATTGCAAATTACAGACGAAATTCCATCGGAAATTGTGTCGAGTGAAATTATGGCAGTCGAATTGAATATTGCGGATATGACGATTGATAAGTCTTGGCGAGAAACAATTCTAACCGAAATGGAAAATATGCGGAAACAAATAGAAGTCCTACAGGAAAATCTGTCGAACCTTTTGATGACAAAACAGGAGTCTGTGGTGGATGTGGAGGCGGCGGTGGTGGCAGCGGAATAGTATTTGGAAAACAAATATAAACGTATTGCAATATATTATTTAGTGTAAACAGTATGTTGTTTTATTTCATATCTCTTTTCTTGGTATCGACCTATATATACAACCAAGTCATCCAAAACGAACATCTTTGTCAATATACGTTATCATCCGACAAAGAAACCGAAAAAGATTACGGGAAATACAATCGGTACAATGGCGGATATGATGAACGACATTCTATGCATCCAACCATTGACAATCGCACATTTGCGTATATACGAAACAAGACCATTTTGGACAAAATCAAACAGGGACGATTGAATGACCCCGATGTGATGGATGTTATTAACGAGGTTAAAAGTTTAGATGTTCGTCCTTTTCGAATGTGGGTAAACGACGATTTTGTGTTCATTTAGTCAAACAGGTTTATTTTTTCGATTGGTGGTATAGGATAGGATAGGTTGGGGGGGGAAAATGTATTGTGGACTTGTACATATATAATATATTTTATATTATATATATTATAAATCAAAACAGATGGATTATTCTTATTATTCAGTGAATCAAGTACCATTAGTCACATATGGAATGATTGCAGTTACGACCGCCGTATTAGTATCGGTTTCAATGGCAGACAGTGGTGATTCCGGTTCGGGGGGACCCTCGAACGCACCCGCACACGCACCCGCACCCGAACCTGCACCCGAACCCGAACCCGAACCACAAGAAGAACAAACCGGGGGTATCCGGAAACGCAAAAAGACTCGTGGAAAACGAACCCATACCCATAAAACAAGTCCCAAACGACGAAGGAAATAAAATGGTGGACATTTCAAATCAGCACAAGTATAAACCTGTAGGATCATACACGTATAGTCTATAGGGTTTCTTTTATGACGCCGTCAAACAGGTTATTTATATCAGTCACATTCGCACCTAATGCCGCATCATCGGGAATATAAGACGTATTTCCACTCTTGTATACCAATACACACGGAATTCCATTGACCATTTTACGGGTTTTCAAGAATCCGTATATTTCCATATTCACGTCAATATCGATATCATAATAAGCAACCTTGTTGGACAAAAAGGGTTTCCATTTATTAATTACGGGCGCGACGGTTTTGCAAGGTCCGCACCATTCTGCGCCGAATTTCAATATCACATATCCCGGATTATTGTTTAAGATTTCGGAAAAATGCACTTTGTCACGAACTTCTGTGAAAAAAGCGGCGGTAGTGGCGGGGGTGTCAGTGTCGGTTGCGTGGGTTGTCATACAGGGTTGGTTTATTTATAATATAAAATTGAACGTTTATATTATTTTTTTATTAATTATTTTTTTATTAAAAGTATACGATACAATACGATACGATACAATATGCCAAACTTATTAAAAGTGAATTCAAACAATGGTCCTACAGATTTATTATCTATAGATGCAACCGAGACAATAAAAAGGGATTTAGAACATCAAATACCCTTTATCCATTATGCGAAAGAAACATTTCATTATGACGGATTCTCTGAATACGGCGGTGAAATTGCAATCGATACTCTTCACGTCATCATATATATGTTGCATGTTCAGCACAATGGAGATTTAGCCCCGCAATATGAATATAGGACCTATCGCCGAGAATATTTGATAGACGTTGATTCCGTACCAGATTACGAATTGGTAGATACTCAAATTCATTATGCTGTGGATGCGGAATTGTTCATTTGAACGGGGTTGGGCCGGGGCCGGCCACCGCCGTCTAATTATCAAAAAAATATTATTGTAGGATTATATATTTGTGTTTGTTTTGTTTTTTTACAATGACTTCCCATAATCTCGATATCCAAAATTACACTTATCCCGAATTATTACAACTGTTTGATCTAACAGATAATTCCTATTTGACAATCGAGGATATTAAACGCGCCAAACATAAAGTATTAATGATTCACCCCGACAAATCGAATCTTCCATCGGAATATTTTTTGTTTTACAAGAAAGCCTTCGATTTAGTTTATGAACAATTCGAAAATACACAGAAAGAACGCAAAACGGTCCCACACGAAAATCCCGATTATGTTCCCATTCACAATGAATTGAAATCCACAGACCGACAAATCACGGCCGCCATAAATAAAATTCCCGCCAAAGAATTTAACCAAACGTTCAACCAATTGTTTGACAAGACCGTGATTTCCAAAATCGACGCTACTAAAAACGATTGGTTTGTTTCCGAAACGTCGAAATATGATTTGGCGGGCGAGAATGTCACACACGCCAATTTGCAACAGAAATTCGACCAAATCAAACAGAATACGGGTCAAATCGTCCGACATCGCGAAACGACGGAAATCCGGAATCAAACAGGATATAATCTGTATGACACTGCCGAAGATTCCGATGAATATATTACATCCGACCCTTTCTCCAAATTCAAATATGATGATTTACGGAAAGTTCATAAAGATGAAACTATCTTGCCAGTGAGCGAACGGGATTTTGCAAAGGTCAAACAGTATGCATCTGTGGATGCATTCAATCGCGCTCGGAATGACCAGACATTGAACCCATTGGAACGTGCGCGTGCAGAAGAATTGTTGGAAACGCGGAGACGGGAACACGAACAAAAGATTCAGAGATTGGAACACGCTTCGAAATTAGAGGCGATTCAAAATGCGGAAAGGTCCAAAAGTGTATTGTCGCATTTCTTACAGATAAAATAAAAAATGGGGGTTTTTTGATTTTTTTTGGGGGTGTCCTACAGTTACTATTTGGTTTGGTGGTTTGGTGGTTTGGTGGTTTGGTGGTTTGGTGGTTTGTGGGGGGGTGTGGAGTTTTCATACGTATAAAACATATGTTATTTCGGGATATTCTTTACTAATTATATACTCTTTTATTTTGAATCGTAAATCGGCAATGTATACAGTGCCGTCCTCTAAAAATGAGGTATTGTCTTCTTTATTCTTTTTGTAAATAAGCACAATCGAAAAATCTTTATCACACGAAACTTTATGAATCATAAACCGGTCTTTATCCAATTTACTGTAGCGTGATATAACCGTAGTTGGAGAGAGTGATTTGAACTTGTCCAACATATGACTATGAACACATTCTGTATGAACCATCGTAACCGTAGTAAAATTCACATCGTGATCATTTTCATACATGGACTCTTCGATTTCTTCCGTCGTCCATACTTTTTCCGCAAATAATCCTATGCAGCAAATGGTTTGTTCTTGTTCGT